AAGGCGCTTTCTTTTTTATATAAATAGTATATTAATAATTTAAAATTGCATAATCCATTGCAATTGTTATAGAAATATTTGCTGGTGCGTCTGAACTCCAATCCATATCTCCAAAATTAGCTGACAAACAAAAAGCACCTTTTAATCTCCATTCTTCTACTACATCTCCTACAGGACCTAAAGTTGAAATTGTTATTTCTTTTTTATAAAAATCAGAATAACCATCTCTACCTGTAACTGATTCATGGGATAACCTTACCCATTCCATAATAGCTTGAGCACCTGATGGTGTTACAGGATCATAAAGATCACAAGTGATGTTATCCCAATTTCCTTTTCCTTTAATTTTTCTTTTAGTATTAATATGATCTAAAACTACTTCATTAAAAGTTATACTTGGTCTTGCTATTTTTTTAACTAAATATCCTGGGACTCCACCAATATCCATTAGAAACCTATTTTGTAACTTAGGTTCAAAAGTGGTGAACATCATATCATTTGCGCTTGTTATTGCCATTTTATTATTTTTTTATTCCGTTATAAATATAAATTTTTTCTTTTTTTAGTAACTTCCTCCGCCACCTCCTGTACCTCCTACACTTCCTGCTCCATCAAATGTAGCTCCTGTTGGTAATACGTTAAAGTCAAGTACTATAAATTCTGCTGTTTTAGCTGGTTGTAAGTAAATTGCACCTACTAATTGGTTTCTATCAACCACATCTGGTGTATTATTACTTTCATCCATTACAACTCTAAATGCAAATAATCCTTGTCTTTGTTGAATTCCTTCTAAATAAGGGTTTACTATATTTAAAAATCTGTTTCTTGTTGTTGTTGTATTTTGTTCAAATACTAAGTATTTTGAAGAACTTGCAATGTATTTTTTAACAGCAATTAATAATCTTCTAACATTAATTCTATTTAAAGCTGTAGATCTTGCTTGTAATGTTTTCTGACCCCAAATACATGGATTACTTATTCCAGGGAAACTTGCAATTGGATTTATTTTAGCTTCATATAATCTATCTCTTTCAGATTGATTTAATCTAATTTTTACATCTCTTACTCTTCCTAATACACCTCTATTTAAACCTGCTGGAGCAAACCATTCAGCTCCCCCTGCAATAGCATCTGATTGAGCTATAGCTCCTGGAACTACTACTGATGGTGGTACTAATATAGGTTTATTAGCTCCATCTACTTTTACCCAAGGGTAATAAGTTGCAGTGTAATTACTATCCATTCCACTTACTGTAGATATAGCTGTACCTATTGATGCATCTTTATCTACAACATCCATAACATAAAAACAATCTCCTCTTCCTTCTGCCATTGTAATTCCTTTAGAAGTAACAGTATTGTGGTATCTTTTATTAAGTCCAGGTAAAACTAACATATTAATATCATATTCATCCTGATTTGATAAAATATCTAATGCTTTTTTATATCCTGTTGTACCTGCTGAAGTATTTGTACTTAAATCGAACCCATAAACTAAACCTTGATTTGTATATGGTGTAGATAATGTACTTTCTCCTCCAGTAAATCTAACAATGTCTGGTCTAACACCATCATCACCTCCTTGGAAAGGAACTGTAAATTTGAGCTGTGAGTTTGCAGGTCCTGAATTTCCTGTTGAATCTATAGATGCACTTAATGAACCCGACCATAAACCAGAATCATCATGGCCATGATAATTTTCTACATTGAATTCTCCTGCTACATTAGCTGTTCTAGCATCTGTAAAAGGTAATAACCAGTTTTCGTTATGTTTTCCATTTTCTTTTTCTACAGGCATCCATCCTAAATGTCCATTTTCTGAATATGCTCCTGCTATTCGTTGTGATCCTTCATAAGAAGCAGATGGAAAAGCACCAATACTTACATTTAATGTAAATGCACTTGCTGCTATAGGATCTTTAACTGCTATAAATCCTTTAGGTACTAATGAAGGAGAAATTGCTTTATCTTCAACAGCACTATTCATTTCTACTCTAATGTAAGGTTGTGTTGTTGGATAATTTCCTAACAATTCTACTTTATCTAAAACATCATTATATTGTGGATATCTATCTCCAATTACTCTTGCAATATAATTTGGACTGTCTGGATCTAATGTTAAATTATTCCAAGCTGCTACAGGAGTTACACTATTATCTGTGTCAGTGTATTTTCTTAATATTAAAGAAAATGTTGTGTATTGTTTTATTCCATCTATATCTGCCGGTGTTTGTTGGTTAGCTATAGATACTTTATAATCTTTATTACATGTAGAACCATGGGCTAAAGTACATACTTTAAATAATTGTTGTGTTGTTTTATTAGCATCTAAAAATTGTGAAGTAATAAAAGGAGTAGAAGCAAATGAATATCCTTCAGTTTGAGATCCTAAATTAACTCCTGAATAAACTAAGTTAGTTGATAATGGTATTAAATTTATTCTTGAACCACTTCCAATTTGATAATCACCTAAAGAATTCGCTCCTGAATCTCCCATAGATCCTGAAGCTACCATTTGTTTTTGTAGTGCTTCAAAGTTTATGTATGCAAATCCTGGAGTTCCATCATATTGATCTACTGCTGTTTTACTATTATTTGGATTATCATTGATTTGTGTAAATAAATAATCTTGAGCTGTTGGAGACATTGAGGCTGATATTCTTGTTCCTGTTGTTGCTCCTGAACCTCCTGTAGCTCCTTTTAAAAGAATTGGGAAACTTCCAGATGCTATAGCTTGTGAACCATTTGAACCAGATTCTATAACGGATAAACCTAAATCTGGTTGATTTATTGATTTAGAAGGTTTTATTATTCCTAATAATATGTCTTTTCCTCCTGTGAATTTTGTTCCGTCAACAATATTAACACCTGAAGCTGTAGCTAATACTGTTTCAGAATTACTTCCTGATCCTGCATGAACTGTTCTAAGAGATACTTTTGTATCTGTAGATCCTGGAAAGGCTTCAATACCTAATACTCCTGCTTGTCCTACACCAGATGATGCTAAGTCTACATTAGCACCTAATGATGAAGTTGCATCACCATTAATGGCTGCTATTAAGAAATTTCTTATATTAGCATCTGTTACAGAGCTAATTCCAATTGCAATTGTATTTGCACCATCAGCTGGGTTGGTTGTTTCTGAATCATCAAAAAGTATTGTAGTTGCTGAAGTAGCACCGTCACCTCCTTGTGCTGCTAATAATGTAAAAGTAATAGAAGCATCTGCACTTCCAGCTGCTAAACCATCTGTATCTAAACAATCATGACATGTAGCGTGTGTTTGTGCTACAATTGCTACTGGTTTTTTACTATCAGACACATCATAAGTGTATCCTCCTCCGGCTAATACTCTACATACTGTAACTGTACCTGCTGATCTTAAATAGTTAGCTACTGTGTGAGGGACATAAGTATCATTACTCATTGGACCGAATATATTTACATATTCTGAAAAGCTATTTACTATTGTTGGTACAAATGCTGGACCTTTCATTGTTGGTCCTACAATTGCAGCTCCTATTGCTCCTACTCCTTGAGGTAAGAATGATTGGTCATTTTCTCTTGTAAATACACCTGGTGAAATTATTTGTTCTGCCATTTTATATTATATTTTTATAAATTATATTTTCGATTGGTTCTATTATAAATATAGAGTTTTTTCACAAACCAAACTAAAGTAAGCGATTAAGTTTAAAACCTAATCGCTGATAAATATAAATAAAAATCTAAATAGTTACTCTATAGGAGTAAATTCTCCAGTGTCTGTGTTAAGTCTTCCTTTTCCGTATTTTTTTGTTAGATTATTTGCTATTTCTTTTTCTTCTTTTTCTAAAATAATCAATTGATTTTTTAATTCTTTTTCTTCTTTTTCTATTTTAATTTTAGACATTTGTAATGAACCAAATTTAATTGTTATTTGATTTATTTTTGTTTGAAGATTATCTAATTGTTTTAATTCTTCTTCTGTGACTTTTTTAGGTGTTTTTACTGCCATAACTTATTATTTTTGGATATACATATATGTAAATTAAAAAGACCCACCATCTATTGTTGTAATATTTGAAGAAGCTGCAGTTATTGTTCCACTTGCACTTATATTACCAGATGCAGTTATATCACTTGTTGTGCTTATAAATCCACTTGCGC